CACTTTTTTGGCTTTGCCGATAAACAAGAAGTAACGTGCGTTGAGTGTGGCGCCGATATGACTAAGACTATTTTTCCTGTCGGCGTTGTGTTTAAGGGCGGCGGTTGGGGCGGTCAATGAGTAAAGATAGGCATTTCGGTGACGCTGAACTTAACGCCAATGATGATGAGTTACGGCGTGAGATAGCAACAGAGTTAGAGCGCCGAGTATTGCCTATTTGCGAAACGGCTGATGAAGTTGGTTTAATTAAAATGGCTATTGCGTTAGTGAAAGGCGTGTAATGAAAGCACTACTTAAAGGCGTTATTGGCACGGCGTTACTAACTCTGTCATTGGCATTTGTTGTTATGTTATTGGCAGGCGACCTTTATCCACTTAGTTATGCACAATCTATTCACATAATGTTAATTGCATATGTGTTAGCGGTATTTACTAGAGAGGCAAAGTAATGGCGGCTAAGAAAAGCAAACTTAATCCTGAAACATTGGCAAAAGAAGCCAAAGTCCTTGAAATGAGGCGCGGCGGCTTTACGTTTGACTTGATTGCTACACGACTTGGCTATGCGAGCGCCAGCGGCGCGTACAAGGCTTATCACACGGCTTGCAATCGCATTGTCTATGCAGAAGTGGCAGAAACGCGTAACGTTGAAATGGATAGGCTTGATATTGCGCAAGCGGCAATATGGGGCGACATTATTAACGGCGCAACGCCTGAAATACGTGCGCGCGCAGTTTTAACGTACGTAAGAATTTCGGAACGGCGAGCCAAACTTCTTGGCTTAGATATGCCAACAAAGGCGCAGATAGAGGTAACTCATTATGACAGTTCAACAATTGACGCCGAAGTCGCAAGACTTGTCGCTCTCCTTGATAGCGAGCCGCCACGTCAGATGGAGTCATCAACTGGCGAGAATGGAACAATTACCAACTAACGATAAAAGTTGGACTACGTGGGTTTATTTGGCAGGACGCGGCGCAGGCAAGACACGTACGGCGGCAGAATGGCTTGCGTGGCAGGCTAGTAGCAATCCGCGCACTAGATGGGCTATTGCGGCGCCAACTTACGGCGATGTGCGTGATACGTGCGCAGAAGGCGAATCGGGAATTGTGCGTGTGTTACGTGAGTACGGCACATTAAAGGATTACAACCGAAGTATCGGCGAAATCTTTCTTACTAACGGCTCACGTATTAAGTTATTTAGTGGCGAAGAACCCGACCGCTTTCGTGGGCCACAATTTCACGGCGGTTGGTTTGATGAGTTAGCGGCGTTCAAACACCCCGAAGCGTGGGACCAATATCAATTTGGCTTACGTTTAGGCGATTTTCCGCAAACAATTGTTACAACTACGCCACGTCCAACTAAACTTATTAAAGATTTAATTACACGTGAAGGCGTGAAAGTAGTACGAGGCTCTACTTTTGATAACGCCGCCAATCTAGCCGCGAGCGCACTTGCTGAACTTAAATTGCGTTACGAGAATACACGGCTTGGACGGCAAGAGTTATACGGCGAAATACTTGATGATGTAGAAGGCGCTTTATGGACGCGCAAAATGATTGATGAGGCGCGTGTAACGGAAGCACCGCCATTAGTTCGTATTGTTGTGGCGATTGACCCTGCCGTTACAAGTAACACAACGTCAGATGAAACAGGCATTGTGGCGGCTGGCATTGACCATAAGGGAAATTACTATGTGTTAAATGATAAAACGTTACGCGCAACGCCTGATACGTGGGCGCGCCAAGCGGTAAATCTGTATCACGAACTAAACGCGGACAAGATTATTGCCGAAACAAATAACGGCGGCGATATGGTTGTAATGGTTTTAAAACAAATTGATGTATCTGTGCCAGTTAAAAAAGTAACCGCCACTAGAGGCAAGCAATTACGCGCCGAGCCAATTAGTGCGCTGTATGAACAAGGCAGAGTTCATCACGTTGGCTATTTTGAGGACTTAGAAAATCAAATGTGCGAATGGACGCCATTAAGTAACGAATCGCCTGATAGATTAGACGCGCTGGTGTGGGCACTTACTGAACTAAATAACGGCGGTTCAAGTATGCTTGCACTTGCGGCGTTGGCTAAATTCTGCCTCAAATGCAGTATGCCTGCCAATAAGAACGCAAGTATGTGCTCTCATTGTGGCGGTAAGTTAGGGGAATAATGGCAATTACATATGACACTACGATTGACCAAGGCGCCGATTGGTTTATTAATTTTATTTATAATCAACCAACTACAATTACAAATATTACGGCTAACGGCACAACTGTCACAGTAACTGCGGTCAATGCTTTTACAGTAGGTCAATTAGTTTCTATTACAGGCGTTATTCCAAGTCAATACAATTTTACAAACGTGGCAATTGCTTCACGTAATGCAACGCAATTTACAGTTACAAACACAGCGACAGGCACTTATATATCAGGCGGAGTTGCATATGTGCCTGTTAATTTAACTGGCTGTACGGCGGCGTTACAGTTACGCTCGCTTCCAAATGACCCAACGGCGGCATTAACTCTGACAACGGCAAATGGCGGCATTACTTTAACGGCTTTAACTGGCAATATTGCCGTGTCAGCAACTGCTACACAAACACGTGCAATAGATGAGGGTTATTACTATTATGACCTTGAAGTAACCGCCACAGCAACTGGCGTTGTAACACGAATAGCGCAAGGGCAAATTCTAGTGAGTGCGGAGATAACAAGATGAGTGATGATTTAATTGTTGTTCAGCCAGTTATTCCAACTGTTGTAGTTTCGGCGCCTGGTCCACAAGGCGCAGCAGGCGGAATTGAGGCGTTTTTTTACGAATACACACAAGCAACTGCAAGTGCCGTTTGGACAATCAATCACAATCTTGGCATAGAGCCAACTGCGGTTGTTTTAGATTCGGCAGGAACACAATGTGAAGGCACATTTAGTTACCCAAGTAAAAACCAAATGGTGATAACCTTTACGGGTGCCTTCAGCGGCACGGCGTATGTGATATAGGAGAAAAAAATGGCCCGCAAATTTCTAGTTAGCATTGACCTAAACAAAAACGAATTACAAAATGCAGTAATTCAAAATCTTGCCACAGCGCCTGCAACGCCACTCGCAGGTCAGGTTTATTACAACACAGTTGATAATCAACTCTACATTTACAATGGCACACGTTGGGAAGTTGCAGGCAACGCCGTAACATCAGGCACATTAGCCGCACGACCAGCCGCCGCAACAGTAGATGTAGGCACTATTTATTATGCAACAGATAATTATTTATTTTATTATTCAAACGGCTCTACTTGGCAACAGACAAACAATTTTGGCGTAGTAACTGCGCAAACATCTTATGGCGCAAGTTCGGCAGATGGCACATCAACTAACTATGCACGTGCCGACCACACACACGGAACGCCAGCACTAGGCACATCAACGCCAATTGCAATTACAGGCACGGCTTCTGCTGGCACAGCAAGTGTTCCTTCTAAAGAAGACCACACTCACGCATTTACGCCAACGCAAAACTTGTCAATGGCAACTTACAAACTTACCAATCTTGGAACACCAACTACAAGTACAGACGCGGCAACAAAAGCATATGCCGACTTAATGTTGCCACTTGCAGGCGGCACAATGTCTGGCGCTATTGCAATGGGAACAAACAAGATTACTGGACTTGGGACTCCAACTGCTGACGCGGACGCGGCAAATAAAGGCTACGTAGATTCAGTTGCGCAAGGTTTAGATACAAAGGCTTCCGTAGTAGCGGCAACAACAACAAACGGAACATTGGCAACAGCATTTGCTAATGGACAAACAGTTGATGGCGTAACTCTTGCAACTGGAAATCGTATTCTTATTAAGAATCAAACAGACCAAACAGCAAACGGCATTTACACAGTTAATGCAAGCGGCGCGCCAACACGTTCAACAGATATGGACTTAGGTTCAGAATTTCCAAGTGCCTATGTATTCGTAGAACAAGGAACAACAAATGCCGATACTGGTTGGGTTTGTACAAACAATTCGCCAGTAACTCTTGGTTCAACCAATATTGTTTGGGCACAATTTTCAGGCGCAGGTACTTATCTTGCAGGCGATGGCTTAACACTTACAGGTAATACTTTTGCTGTTGGCGCTGGCACAGGAATTACAGTTGCCTCGGATACAGTATCTCTAACAAACACCGCCATTACTGTTAATGGAACTTCAATTGCACTTGGCGCGTCAGGCACAATTACTGCCAACACAACAAACGCCTTAACTCTTGGAACAGGTTTAACAGGCACTTCATTTAACGGCTCAGCGGCTGTTACTGCGGCGATTGATACGGCAGTTGTTGTTCGCAAATATGGCGTAGATGTTGGTAATGGTTCTGCCACTTCTTACACAATCACGCACAATTTAGCCACTAGAGATGTACAAGTAACTGTTTATGAAAGTTCTGGTTCATAT